AACCCCCACTCCGAAAACCTACTCAAAACGAAATCGAAGGTAAACCGAATGAAACACCTCGAACTTGAAACAATCCGTCTTCACAACAAAATGAAGACCTTAGGTGAGATGCTTGTCTCCCTGGAACAATATCGTGAGATGGCAGCCCAAGGGTTGACCAAACAGTCTGCTGCAATTGTTGCGCAAGACGTTCTCCGTATTACCCGCCACATTGACGGTAAAGACACGGTAGCCCTCGAGCAGTACGCTGACCTAAAGAATGCCATGTCGCAGGCCCTAGGCATGGAAGACGCCTCTACAATCGGTTCTCGCATTACCTCGGCTATCGCTACGTTCAAAGAGTGGCTTATTAAGATGTACCGCATGATTAAAGAGCAAGTTGGTGCGCTCTTGACATCGTTCAGCAAACTGCGTGCAAAAGTAGATGCGTTGCAAGGCTCAGTTAAATCTGTTCCTGATACCCAGACTGAAGTTCACATCCCAGCTAAGTTGGCTAACCAGGTTTCTATCTCTGGTGAACTGGGCGATGGCAACTTTGGTATTCTCCGCGAACTGGCTAACTTTGGTGCGGTCGAATATCCTGACGCCATCAATGACTTCTATTTGGAACTGGCCTCTGTTGTTAAGAACTTCGATCCATCGCAGGATGCAAGTGGCATGGTTTCCGCTATTCAAGAAGCACTGACCCCTCTAAATTTCTCGAACACCGACAGCAAAACTTATCCAGGCAATGTCATGGTAGTTCATGATGACTCAGGCTACAACTATTCGATTGCGGAAGTTGAAGCACGCGTTATCGAAGAAGATGTTGTGCGTAAGGCCCGTAGCTCCGCAGAACTATCAGCGGCTTTGAACGAGATCGTTAAGATCATCGATATTGCTGAAAAGCTGGAAGAAGTTTCCACCCGTATCGAAACATCCGTAAACAAAGTGGTAGAGGCTACTGACGCTCTGGAAGCCAAGACTAAGTCCGGTGAAGAAGAGCAACAGAAGAACGCTAGCGCTATGATCTCCACTGTGTTGACCACTACTTCTAAAGTAGATGGCAACAGTGCCGGTATCATCCGTTACTTGGGTCGTGTCCTCAGTGCTCATCTCGCGATCATCGAACACGAAGTTAAAACTGCAACGAATTCGCAAAGGGCTTAATCATGCAAAATGAACAAGAGATCTTTGGCTCGGTAGATCCAGTCGAAGAAGAAAAACAAGAGATGATCGACTTCGGTTTGTTGGAAGATGAAAAAGCAGCAGAGCACATCGACCATGATATCGAAGAAGTAGTTGAAGCTACTGCAGCTCTGGAGAGTTATGGCAAGGTACTGACCGCTGCCGGTTGGGATGGTATTTCCAAACAAGCGGCTAAAGCAATGTTGGTAGGTCTGCAACGTATTGATCGCATTACTGGGCAGAAGTCTGCGCTGGTTGCTTCATTGGAAGATGAGGCTGGTGGTGACATCAAGCGTATCGGTCATGAACAATCGGGTGCAGATGAGAAAGGTCTGAAGGGTCGTGCTAAAGAACTATGGGCAAAATTTGTTGAATTGATGAAGCGAGCAATCGCTAAAGTCAAGCAAGGTGCGCTTAAAGTTAAGCAGATGTTTGGTGGGGCTAAGCAGAAGATCGCTAAGCTTACTGAAAGCATGACTAGCTACAATCCCAACGGTCCTAAGGGCGGCCGGAAGTTTACGATCCCTGGTCGTACTGCATTGTTTGCATACCACGAAGGTAAGTACACCGATACCGAAGACCTGGTAGCTCTGTCAAACTGGGTTGTTACTGAAGTAGCTCCGGCTATCAAGAAAGGTATTACACTGCTATCTAACCTCAAAGGCACTGAGAACGAAGAACAGATTCGTGCAGCTATCCCTCGTGATATCAAAGCACCATCGCGTCATCCTTCTAATATTACTTTCAGCGCTGATGATGATGGCTTGACCTATCAAGTCGCAGAAGAAGGTGAACAGGTAGAATTGACTGCCCGTAGTCGTGCAGAACGCAACAAGCAACTTCAAGGTTGCGTCAAAGTAAACGATGCTGGCGAGAAAGCTCTCAGCGACACGGTATTAATGCTGGCAGATATGATCGATCTATTCGACATGAGCTGGAACGCCACCATGTCGGAAGGCTTAGGTGTTTATAATGCCCTGCAAGATAGCATTCGTTATCTTCAGAAAACAGCCGACACGGGTTATGAAGTTGCACAGTATGTTGCTAAGTCGAATTACCAGATCTTGGAACTCATGGCTTACGAAGACGGCAAGGTTTCAGAAGCTGAAGTTTCTAACGAGACTTTTGATTACAAGCTGTAATTCATGTGTGTTTAAAATACTAGATCGGGGCTTGTCCCCGATCTTATGTATCTTTTAACCTGAGGACCTGCCATGCTGAATGTCAGAGCATACCTACCTTCTACGGAAGACTTTGATAGTCTACCAGATACCTTGAGCGATGACGTCTCTACCGATGGTGAGAATACGTACGTATCAGGTATCCCAGAAGAACTTATCAAGCCCGCGGAAGGCTCTACCCAGGGCAATGAGGATGACGGTGTAATTACCAACATGCTCCAGAAACAAAAGAAAGCCGAAGACACTGAAGAGCAATACGAAGAGTCTGAAGAAAAGAAATTCGAGGAAGAGCATAAAGACGATGATCAAGATACTACTAGTTCTGATATTGGTGGTGGTGATCAAGATGCTGGAACCGACGAACCGGTAGAAGGACAGAATGAAGATTCTGTTAATGACGGTGAGCCCGCTGCAGATGAGGAATCGGCAGAGGAACCAGAAGAGGATGAAGACAAAGATCTTCAACTAGCTATTGAGTCGTATTCCCGTCTTATTCGTAATGCTGACAAAACCTTGACGCAACAATCTGCCGATTTCTTAAAGGTCGGAATAGCACGATTGGATAAACGTCTTGGTGTAACTACTGTCTCCACTGAAGACTTTGCATCTGGTCCAGTGACAGCTCGTCTAATGGTATCGTCCGATGTATTTCTTACCCATCTTGCCTCCCTTAAGAAGCGCTTAGATTAAACACAAATCTATGACGCACCACCACCAATTCCTTGAAGGAAACAACACATGCTGAACCTCGGCAATTATATCCCATCGAGTGAAAACTTCGATGACACAATCCCGTCACCTTTGATGGATGGCGATGCCGCACCCGTTTTACCAGGCGATGACTTAGGTAACGTACAAGTCGTTGAAGACCTCTCTGCTTTGCCTGTAGAAGACATTGTCGAACTGCCACCAGAACTTGATCCAACTCCACTGCAACCATTGGAAGCACCGATCGTTCAAGAAGAAGTTATTGCAGTGAATGAAGCAGCTGCAGCTGATCAGCTGTTGGGTGCACAGATCACACTGGAAGGCTACAGCCAACTGCTGCGTTCCTCAGGTAAGAACATGACCCGTCAATCTGCGGCTTTCATGGCAGTAGGTATGGCACGGGCTAATCGTTTGATGGGCGTTACGTCTATCGGCCTGGAAGATGAGAACTCCGGTACCCAAGTCATGGCTATGAAGCAAGCCAACGTTGATCAAGAAGGCCTAGGAGCGAAACTGAAAGCAGCTGGCGCTAAGATCTGGGAATGGTTAAAGCAGAAAGCTAAACAATTCATGGCTCTTCTGCGTAATGCACTTGGTCGTAAGAAAGAAACTCAAGCTCAGGTTGTTTATCTGATTGCTGCCACCAGTGCAGTCGAAGCTGGCAACCCAGCTAAAGTTAAGGGTTTAGAAGCACCGAAAGGTATCCGAGTTGCACAAGTGTTGGATGCTATTCACGGCGAAGAGATTCGTTCTCCGAAACAACAGACCGTACAGTTACCTGCTGCCCTAGTTCCATATCTGACTAAGGATGGTAAACTAGATCTGAACCTATCGGTAGAACACGAGTTACGTTCTAAAGTGATGGTGGACTACATCAGAGATGCCACCGGTTTACTGAATGCTATTACCCAGTTCTTTAGTAACGTAAGTAAAAGCACCACAAGTGAAGAAGTTGCTGATACTCTAAACGACCTGGTAAAGAAACATCTAGGTGGTAAAGCAGGCAAGTGGGAAGTCCACGGTATGACCGTAGAACGTACAACTGACGGTAAGTTGGTCATTACTAAAGCTGAACCTACCGATGCCGCAGAAGTGCAACTCCCGTCGCTACCAGAAATCCGTAAGTATCTGGGAGACGTTAAAGCTATTCTGGATTCGGATCTTGTTGAAGGTGAGAAAGTCGCAGAAGCGTATGTAGCCGCTCAAGAAAAAATGATGAAAGCCGGCGATACTCTTGACACCAAGTTAGAGGAAGCGCACCGTGAAGAAATCGTCCGTTCTATTGGTAAGGTGATGCAGGGCAACTCATTCGAAGATCAACTGGGCGCTGCTGGTAACCATTTAGATCGCATTAGTACCGCTGCCGCTAAAGCTTGTGATTTCTTCCTATCGACTTACTTGGGTAAAGGTAATACCGTATCCCAAGAAGACTTCGAAGCTTTGCCTTCCCGTAGTCTTTCGGTAGTTCCAGGTCAAAGTGCTCCAGGTATGGGTTCGCGCATTGCTTCGGGTGCAAAAGAAGCTTGGCGTAAAGTTAAAGCATTCTTCCTGCGTTTGTGGCAGCAATTTCGTGACGGTCTATCCAAATTGTGGGAACGCATTTTTGGTGGCGAAAAGCAAGTAGACATGTTACTGCTGACCAACGAAGCAGTTCCAGACGAAGGTCAAGCACCTTCTGGTCAACCTCTGGCTTTGCCACCAGGTACCGGTTTGAAATCTGTAGCTGCAGCTAAAGCATTGTCTGGGCCTAGTGCTTCCGATGAAACTCCAGCTGAGGTTGTATCAGAACCAGTGGATGTATCGGGCCAAGCATTGCCTAAAGGCTTTATCTATACCGATTCGCTGAAGAAACTGAAGCTCAGTTCGGGTTACGCTTTTGAACCTACCATTGAGGAGAATCTCATTGCATGGTTCACTAACAGCTACAACCCAGCTGTAATCAAAATGTGGCGTGATGTTACCAGCATGGCCAATAGCAACTTCGATGTTGGTGCTTTTGATACTTGGGGTAAGGTATTGACTGACATGGCGGCCAAGGTAATGGCTGGCGCACCTGTTGGCGAAATCCCAGGTGGTCAATCGTTGGTACTTAACGAAGGGACTATTGCTTTCTCCTTTGGTGGTGGCAGTGGTACCGATTCTGAACCCGTTAAAGCGTTGAACAAACGTCAGATTGCTCAGATCCTGGCTCGCCAGAAACGTGCTTACCGTGGTCTGGAAGTTGCACAGAAAGCTACAGAAGAACAAGAGCGTCTACACGTACAGTTCTCCGCAGTAATCGAACGTTTGATTAACAGTGCAGACGATGCAAAAGGTCAGCAGTACTCGGCATTCTACACTGCGGTTAACCGCCTGATGTGTAATACTGCTGTTCGTCAGCTGGCTACCACTATTGGTTCTCGCTTCACTGCTCGTACCGATGTAATGGATGAGATGATTGCAGCTCGTGCTAAACGTGGCTAAATAGACGGGGGCCTTCGGGCTCCCTTTATTTCGATCTACACAATGCTATGTTAATTGCAATTAGCCCGGCACAATATTCCTCGAGGAAACAAATATGAAATTGTCAAAACTGATGAAGGCTTTGGAGAACTTTGAAGAAGCTCCAATTCCAGAATCTGTAGTCGCTGTCGCCGAAGGTAACACCGTTGATCCGCAGATTGTTGATTCGTCTGCTCCGGTAAATGAACCTTCCACTATTCCTGATGCTGGTGAGATGCCTGCGGGTGTTCCTGAAGTATCCCCACTGCCGATCATTGAAGAAGCTCCGGTCATCGCAGCTCCTCTGGCAGAAGTACCTGCAGCTATCGAAGGCGAAGCTCCAATCGGCGCACCTATCGCAGTAGAAGCTGGTACTGATCTGATCATCGATAGCCCGATGGATCACGATAACACCATGGACATGATGGATCGCACTATTGTCGAATCCACCGAAATGACCAACGAGTTGACTGAAGTCGTAGAAGTACAGACTGCTCTCGAATCGTATCAGAAACTTCTGAAGCAAGCTGGTCCAGATGGTATCTCCCGTCAAGCTGCTGGCTTCATGCGTGTAGGCCTGGAACAGTTCCAACATGATGGTCACGTCGATCTGTCTAAACTCATTGCTTCTATGGAAGACATGGGTGAAGGTGAGAAACAACACCTGCTCCCATCTAAGCTGAAATCTGATTCTCTTGGTTCTAAAATCAAAGAAGCTGCAGCTAAGATCTGGGAATGGTTGAAAGGTCTGTGGGAGAAATCCAAACAGTTCGTACAACAACTGATGACTGGTGTCGTCGGTCTGGAACGTAAGCTGAAGGCTGCACAAAGTGCTGCTGAGAAAGCTGGTTCTAAGTCCGGTGGGGAATTCAAAGTTCCTAACCCTAGCCGCATTGCTATTGCTGGTAAAGTACAGATCGGTTATCCGAATGAGCTGAAAGCTGTATCGCACCTGGGTACCAACACTTATCCAGAACGCATGACTCAGTTCTATAATGCCGTTGCTTCTGCTATCGGTAACTTCGACGTTGCTTCTGGCGACAAAGGCGAAGTAATGGGTCTGCTGGAAAAGGCTAAGGAAGTACTGGCTGACGTTCAAGCGTCGGATCATGAACTGCCTGGTGGCGTTAAGATTGACGTATCCGAATCTGGTATCTCTTACGGTATCAAAGAAGGCGAAGGTGGTGAGGTTGCAGAAACAACCGCACAGGCTCGCTCGGGTTCTACAATCCAGTCTGATCTGACCGCCATGTTTGTTGTACTGGAAGGTCTGAAGACTTACGGTAAACGTCATGAAGCCATGTCCACTGCAGCTGCCAAAGTTGGTCAAGCTCTGGAACGACTGAAGTCTGCTTCGGCTGACGAAGGTATGGAAGACAGTGCTGCTGGTACAGCTGAAGAAATCGCTTCTGCTGCTGGTAAACTGTTGCACCAAGCCAACCCACGCGCTAACGAAATCGTTCGTTACCTGGCCCGCACTACTTCTGCTTACGCTGATGTCATTCTGGCAGAGCTGAAAGTTGATGGTGCTGCTTCGAAAGAAGTTGCTGTAGCTTAAAACAAATAGACGGGGCCTTGTGCCTCGTCTTATGTTAGGGAGGTCCCATGGACTTTAAAGCAAGACTCGCTCGACTAGAAGAGCGACGCGGTGAAACCAGCGATGAATGGATGTCCAAGTTTTATAAAGAGTCCGGAGCAGATGCTAACGAAGAACTCTTGCGCTTGACTGAAGTGCTGGCTGACTCCGATGCTAACATGACTGAAGAAGTCATTGATCTAGTGGGTGGGTTAGAGAACTACAAGCCATATGAATCAATCGGTGACATCCCTTTCTTTTTTACTGGGATGGAAAGTATCAGTGATACGGTCGTGAAGATCTTTGATCGGATCATTGCATTTATCAAGAAATGGATTAAGGTATTAGCTGATGCGGAATTTAAACTTTCGTTACACACTGCATTGCATAGCCATTCGTTGGAGAACATTCGTACTAACATGCGAGCTAGCTCTCGCAAGCCAAAAGGTTCGGAAGCTTTTACGGTCTTCACGCGGATTCCAAACCTCTCGGTAAACTATCGTCCCGTTAACAATTCGATGAACCTGCTTAATGCACTGACTGTATTAAAAGCAGTATCGGAAGTTTATTTCGATGGTCACTCTGAACATGTGTTAGCACAGGTTACTAAAGTTGTAACAGGTGTTACCGAACAAAAGCCTTCGGATTACCTAGCTGATTTAATGGCTCCAGCTAATCCAATGAACATCGCTAACAATGCCGTGTTCCGTACACAAGAACAACATGTTGAATCTCCACACCTTTTGGGCAACCATCGTTTTGTAATCACGAATGACAATGGTGCATCCAGCAGTTCTACCGAACGCGCTCAAGGTATTCGAGTAAAACTGGTTCCTTCTCAATTGACTCCGGTTGAAGCTCCAGCACATGTTAACTTTCAGTACTTCGATAACAACATGATGGAAGCATTGTTAATCAAATGTGAAGGTATTTTGAAAGTATTGGCAGACTCTAATGATGGACCACACCGCCATGCACGTAGACAAGCCCTAGCAGCTCTCCTGGCTGCAGTGGAGCGAGTTAACGACGATGTGCAGCGTAACGGTATCCGTGATGAAGAAGAAGCCCGTAAGGTAGTTGCAGTGCTTGAATCCTACATCGCTTGGATTGCCGATCCTTACACATCTTTCTATGCGTATGTGCTCCGTGATGTGCGTGCAGCCCTAAACGTATGCGAAGCCAACATTGCTTAGTTTTGCGCAATCTTGTGAAACGACGTTTCGTCCAAAATTGTCGGGCTGTGCCACGGACGAACGGCATGGCCACAAATTAATCCTGTACAGGTAAAGAACATGAATATTCTGAACTACCTCACTCCTTCGTTTGAGGATTTCGTTGACGCACCTGTTGGTGTTGATCAACTGGCGCATAACTCTGCCGGCCCTGCCGGTGAAGCACCTGCTGCCGTAGCACCTGCTACAACTGAAGCACCTGCCGATAGCCTGGAAATTCCAGAGACTGTTGGCCCTGCACTTGTAGCCTCGGCTGACGAAGTACAAGCTGCCACTATCGTTGAAGATCCATCGCATTCCGAAGCAGAACAAGCTGCACAACAAGCTAGCGATGCTGATACCGCTGTAATCGAACAAGCTCCAGTTGCTCCTGCTGAAACTGGTACAACTGAAACCCCTGGTGAAGAAGGTACAGGCGATGCGGAATCTACCGAACTGGGTGGAGATGTTGGCGCAAGCGATGCTCTCGGTGACGGTTCTACTACTGACGGCGAGTTGGGCGGCGATGCTCCTGCTGGGGGTGATGAGCTGGGCGCTGGTGAACTCAGTGACGAAACCGGCGAAACGACTGGTGATGAATCAGGTCTCGGTGAAACCGAAGGCACTGGCGAAGTAAGTGAGTCTGCCGATGATGGTCTAGGTGAGCTGGGTGCAACCGCTACCGAAGGTGATACTGGTGCTGTTGGCGAAACTGCTGATGCTACCACAACTGAAGAAGATGGTCTCGGTGAACCTGAGCCCACTGAAGGTGAAGAAGATGGTTTGGGGGACGGAGCTGAAAGTGGTTCCGAAGGTACCGGTGAAGAAACCGAAACCGAAGAAACCAGCGAAGCGGAAGAAGGCAGTGAAACCGAAGGCGAAGAGTCCAGCGGTGAAGAAGAAAGCACCGGCGAAGCCGAAGGCGAGGAAACTGAAGGTAGCGAAGAAGAAGCCGCTGAAGGTACCGAAACCGAAGGTGATGAAACCGGAGAAGAAGAAACCGACTCCGATGACGATGTGGACCTCGACATCCCTGACGTAGATACAGAAACTACTGAAGACGATGTGGTTGAAGCAGAAGAAGAAGCTGCCGAAGCAGTTGCGGAAGACGAAGATCTAGACGACGAAATCGTTGATACTTCTAAGTCTGTCGAAGAACTGGAAGACGAAGAAGTAGCTGTCGAAGAGTTCATTGGTGTACTGCAACACGGTATCCGTACTAAGCGCTTCAACGCACAAACCGTAGCTCTGGCACAATCCAAACTGCAACGCCTGTGTGGTAAGTTCCAGGAAGAATCCCCAGTGATCCCTTCGATGGAAGACTACAGTGAACAGAACCTGGGTGAGTATTACACTAACTCGTTGGAATCGTTCTCTAGCTTCCTGAAGAAAATCAAACACGCTCGTGATTCGTTCATGGATAACTTCGCTAAGAAGATGAACGACAAGATTCACCTGAAAGCAGTTGAGACTTATGTAGCTGGTATCAACAAAGCCCTGGACGTGCAGATCATCCGTGTTAAAGATCTGGAACTGAAAGAAGCTGCTACCGTTAAGGTCCCTGCCCCTATCCGTGGCGAAGGTGGTCCGCTCAAAGCTGTTACTGCTGAACTGCAGTGGTTGGGTGAAGTTGCTAACGTGTTCAGTCATGACCGTAAGTGGCTTGAAGGTGTAGCTGGTCAACTGTCTGCCGCTGTTAAAGAAGGCGATGCTCTTAAGTCGACATCTACCATTAACAAAGCACTGAAGCTACCACTTCCAGTTAAGTCTTACCCTGCAAGCGTATTCACTGGTTCTAGCCTGTCGGCCTTTACCTTTAACAAGGCTGAGAAGAAAGCAACTGGTAGCCTGGTAGAAGACATGTCTACTCTGGGTGATCGTGCAATCCCTGCTGCATCTGGTGGTGCTGGCAAAGGTAGTGGTCCTGATTCGGTTACCATGAAGAAAGCTGACCTGGTTAAAGCTCTGCAACTCGCTAAAGTCCTGATCGGTCTTTCTCGTGGCACTGCAGGCGCTGCCGGTAAAGGCATCGTTGAAACCATCGACGTTGTTAACCGCTCGAAGTCTGAGCTGAATCAGAAAGATGCTAAATCCGGTGATGCACAAACACGTGCAGCTAACGAGAAAGCACTTAGCAAGCTGGTTACCGAGTTCTGGACCGGTCTGTCTAACTCCACTGATAACTACTCGATGTTCCAATGGCACATCGCTGCACTGGCTGATAACCTGGTTCGCCTGGTTGCAAAAGTCAAGTAACAACATAGACGCCTTCCCTCCGGGGAAGGCTTTATGCCGAATCTTATGACTTTCAAAACTAACGAGGGGAAATCCATGCCTCATTCACTAATGGTCTTACCCGATACGTACGAGTCTGTAATCCGACGTGTTGCTGTAGATCTGACAGAACAACTGTCTAACATCATTGACATTCCCAAAGACACGCATGTGTTCCTACCAGGTAACTCTGATAAGGTTCCACTCGACAAAGGTGGCTTTGGTGCGTGTTGCTCTACGGAGATTGTTTATGACCCTGAGGCACGAGTAACCATTCGTTATCAGGATATCGCTGATGATAACTTTGCATTGCCAACGGCAGTAAACACATTTAAGAACTTACCTATTTGGGAAGACCCTATTCGGGATATCCAAGTTTGCCCAGTTCGCCGTATGTTGGACTTCCGTGTAGATATCGAATATCAGTCCGAAGGGATTGTTACAGCCAAGCGGTGGTTAGATGAACAACGTGCCCGTGTATCTCGTGGTGGTGCTGAACTCACACTGAAGCTTGATTATTACTACATGCTTCCACGTCCACTCCAAGCTTTGTTGCGTGGCATGTACGATACGATTCAATGTAGTGATTGGCCTATTGAAGAAACCTTTCAGGAATACCTGGATAAATACTTCTTCCAATCGCACACCATGGTAGCTACGTTGTCATTGCAACATGAACAACCCGCTATCCGTGAACGTCAACTAGATGTGGTGGGGTGGTTCGACTTTACTGGTACGCCAGATACCCCTGCGGCTAACAGCGATAAGGCTGGGGCCTACACTGTGTCTGTAACGTTCACTGTGCGGTTTGAACAACCAACCCACGTGTATGTTCGTTATCCACTAGTATGCCACCAGAATCCTATTCCAAACGTCTTCTGGCCTAAGCATCAACCTAAACGTTATCAGCAAGTAGATCGGAAACAATCTTATCTGCGTGGACCTTTAGATAAACGGTTTGTTGCTCCTCGCCCTAAACACGTTCCTTATATCCAATACCCAACTGTTAACGATTGGACAACTACACAGAAACCGTACGATGCATTCACGTTCTATACAGGACTGGTGAGTATTGAAAAGGATGACCGTCGTAGTTTGTTGGATCTGAAGAATATTGGCGATTGGCATTTCACTGAACACTTCATGGAATACTTTACGGACCTAGGGACCAAGTGTATTGTTCGACCGGGTGGCTTGTTTAACTTCCGGCTATATAAGAACAACGAGTGGATGGATCTACAACTAGAACTCGAACCGGGTACTACAATGATCCGAGCTCCATTTGACCTAGACCCGACTAAGTATTACCACATCGAGATTTCGATTGATCGGAACTGGTGGGCCGTACACGACAAAGTTTGGGATCACTTGCGTTATTACCCTACGGTGTTCTGGACGGTGTGTAATTTGTTCAGTGTCAGTGTTGGGCGTAAACCAATGGACCAGATGCAATTGTTGGGCGTAAAGCTTCCGCAACGTATGGTTCCGGAAGGTTGTCCTGGCGAGGGTACATCGGCGTGGACTAAGGACGTTCCTGTCTTTAAGACGGGTGTGGTTAAGCAAGATGACGTAACCCGTGCACGTCGGGAAATGGAACTCCGGGGTGGCCCATGGTTCAAAGGTAATCGGAACGGTATCATGACTGTATTGTGTGGTGATATCGTAACAACGAGGAAATAACAATGCCTATCGTAGAACAAGTTAAAGACCCAGGTGAACCGTGTTATGATCCTGGGCAGGGTGAGATCCCTAATAATGCTGTCCGTATTGAATCGGAAGTATTTCGGGGTATCACTATCGATAAGGAGTACGCTCCTCCTTCACATTTGATGCAGTGGACTTCTGGTTCTAACTGGATCGTGGATTACTGGTCTCAGATTCTTAAGCCTAACCAAGAGCCAACACCACAGAACGTAAACCGTGAGCCACATGCGCAACAGTACCGTTGGTTGAAACGAATTCCATTGAAGGTGACACAATCCCTCGATGGTAGTTCGGATGATACAATCAACGTATGGACACGGACTGGTGGTGGTCACACTTACGGCTTCATGACTCCTAACCAGGGGGACATGTTTTCTGCTGGTATTGGTAATGGCCGTACCGGTTTGTTTACTATTACTTCGGCTAAGCGTGTAACCATTCAATCGGGTTCTACGTTTGCAGTAGAATGGAAACAAGTCAGTGAACTTACGGAAGAACGCTTTAATGACTTGAAGCGTAAGTCGGAAGAAGAGTATTGGTTCTCTGCAGCATCGGCTAACTCGGGTTGTGGTCCATTCGTATCTAACGAAGAACAAGCCCGTAGTACGATGTACGGTAAATTACTCCGTACATTGGTTGATCGCTATATCACCGACTTCTTCTCCAAAGAGCACTACACGTTCCTTGTACCTGATCAACTGTACAAAACGTACGATCATTGGGTAGCCAAAGCTTTTGTAGCTATGGTCGATACCACAATGGATGGACGGATGCGGAAAGTGAAGTTACTGAACGTAATGTCTGAACCCGTAATGTCACAGCCGACCGTGTGGGATGCTATCATTCGACATGACATGGATAAGATCAGTGACTCTACTGAACGATGCCACTTGGTTTCTACAAAGATCTCTCGTTGGCGTCCAGAGCTACAAGCTATCGGTTACTCGGGTATCCCACGGTTTGTTTTCCCTATGGAAGCACCTACTGACGTGGATTCCCAATACGATGGCGAAGATCGTGCACGTCCTTGGGGTATTCCTTTTCATGAAGGCCTTCCCCGTCGTCCGCTCCCAGGTCCACACAAAACACAACTCGAACGTGATCTAGAATGGTTCCGTCGAGTTAAACCAGAAGACGAACGTAATTACATCGGACAAGAGTATCGCATCCCTGCAGATATTCATCCTGTAGTACGTGACAACTTCTACGTCTTCACCGAATCGTTCTATCGTTGTGATCCACATCTTCAGTCTAAATTGGAGATGGTTACAACTTCAATGTTACGTGGTGAAGAAATCGATAAAAGACAATTTGACGCATTGCTGGAGAACATCCGGTATTGGGACAACCTAGAACGGTTCTACTACTACCCGGTGGTCATCGCATTGCTGAAGTACGCAATGTAGGTAAATCATGGAAAAGGCACTGATCACACGTAACACCGCTGCATGGCGGATTTGGAACTTACGGTTCCATGTACAAATCCCAACCCTCGCGCAATACTCAGCAGAATACCTTCGTACGAATTATGTGGGAATCTCCGGAGACAAGCAACTTGATAAACTACGCATGAACCAACTCGTGGATGTTAAACAAACATGTGCTGGTCTAGCAATGATTATCGATGAGGGTTATTCCTTCACTATCCTGAATCGTTGGGACTGTGTCCAAATGTATTCGGATATCCAAGAGCACTTTCGGAACTGGCTAGACATGACGTACGGTGGTTATCCACCAGGTGCGTTCCCCCCAATTTCAGACATGCGTTTATTAGAACGTGTTGCTCTGGAAATGCACGCCGAGGCTCAACGGCTATCGCCTAAGGATCGTGAACAAGCTTCCCGTATCTTTGACGGTATCGCTCGTATGAACCGTCGCCGTAACTTGGCTGGTGCTGATAAGGCTGCTCGTGAACGGATGATGTCCGGTGGTCAGCTTAAACCTTACAATTCCATGGTCGATCAAATCGAACGGTACATGTTGGAGTAATTAGATGGCTGTTGATAATACGCTACTCATGCGTGAAGTTGATGACATTCGTGATAACGGTGAAGGTAATTCCGGATGGCGCATTGATTGTCAACTCATCGTAAAAGAAACAACATGGATCAAACCACAGAAAGTTGAATTCGAAACGCTCAGTCGGAACTACGCTGATAAAGCACAGTTCTCTGATCGACGTATGATCCAGTTCATGTTGCAACAAGGGGATTTCCAATACGACGTTGTGCCTAATCGGGATAACCTGATGTGCGAAGTCGTGTACGTTCCTTTGAAGTACAATTCGAACGCAATGGATACTACCCGGAAGTCTGAAGTTAAACGTTACCGAGCTGTGTTAATGACACAGTTCAACAATGCGTTGACTAACAAGAATGCTCAGACCAGTTCACGTGAATCACTGAACCAACTTGGTATGATTTCGGTGGCCGTACAGTTAATCGAAGAATCAGCATTTCGTGTTAACATGATGTCGTATGGTAATGGCTTACGTCAATGCACTACGATGATGGCTATCCAAGAAGTCTTGGCTTCTACAATGGGTGACGTGGGTACTCAAGATGCTAAACGCATTAAGGGTATCAATTTCCTCGATGGGTATAACACTGAGATCCGTACGGTCATGGACTTTCCTGACGGGATGATGTTGAAAGACGTCCCTCATTACATCCATGAAGAAGAAGGTGGTGTGTATCCAACAGGTTTTGGCCGTTATCTCCAAGATCAGTATTGGTACATCTATCCCCTGTACGACTCTACTCGGTATAAGAAGAACACCAAAGTTCTGAAATTGATCAACGTTCCTAACGATCGATATCAAGGTGCTGAGCGAACATATAAAGTCGATGAGCAACATGTCACGGTACTCGCCACAGGCGATGCAAGCTCCCTAGACAACGGTTTAGCCGATAACCTGAAACAAGGTAACGGTTTACGCTTTGGTGACGTTACAAAGCTTCTGGGAGAGTTTGGTAAGGCTAAGGATAACCGCACGTTAGTTGACCGGGCTACAAATCTGTTTGAAGTATCTACAGGTCTGTTGGAGTCTGGTTATAACAATGTGCGTTGGGCTTACGACAGAGCTACGTCTAACCCATTCAAACATTACTCAGAAATGGCTAGACGGCGTGGGATGTTTATCAAGCTGCAGTGGTATCATGGGGATTCGGATTTGTTGTACCCAGGAATGCCGGTTAAGTTTATGACTATTAATGACAACGATGTAGAAACTTACAACGGTGTGTTATTAGGTGTAGACGAACAACGAGGACAACAAGACTCAAACGTGGAAGTTACATCACACGTTGGGATTGTGACGCTCGCTGTGTTCATTAACCGTAAAGAAGGTGATCCGGTCATTGTTGACCCAGATGCCCCTCGCACGAATTGACAGCATAACGCCTCCCCAACGGGAGGCAGTTATGACAGGTATTAGAATGGCCGGTATTAACCACTTTGTTCGGATTGAACAAGTTTGGTCATACAACATGATTGGTAGCCTTAAAGATTCACTTTCCATTGACATGCATGTGGTGAATGATCTCTTTACAAAAGCTGCTGCTTATTTGATGGCTAGACACAATTTTCATTTGGTGCAGGATAACCAACAATACAACTGGTTTATGCATCAACTACGTGATCACCTAGATGGACGGTATCCCGTACCGGCTGATCACATTCTCTATTACTACGAGAACATCTTTCGCATCATCTCGCCTGCATTAGCACAGATTCCTTTATCGATCATTAAATGCACCACCATTACCACGGATCAAGGTGATATTGAAGGCTTTGTGTTTGAAACCTAGATTTAAACCATTTAAAGGCCTATATTACGAATGTGAATCTACGCATTTAAAAGGATCTATTTATGGATACCACATCTAAGATTGTGCTGGGTTTCATTGGTTGCGTTGGTAGTGTTTGTCTCGCGTCTTGCGTACGAGTTGGCCTGCGTGCTAAAAAGACAACTGCGGCCATGGATCGAATGGAAGCAGAACTCAACATCATCAACTGGCAGTACAACGAAGGTGACATCTCTCGCCCTCAGGCTGAGCGTGCCATCGACGTGGTTGTCGATAAATATAAAGCCATCTACATGACCTATTCGCTGGACAAAAGCGATGAGGTTCGTGACTTCTTTGAGAAGCACCGGGAAGGCAAAAAGAAATTGTTGGGGTTCCCTGCATGAACGAACAAATTGATGATGCTGTAAACGAACGCTACCGAAAAATGGCTGAAGGCAAAGAACCCAAGCCCGTGCAAAAAGATATTCTCTGGATCACTCCACGTAAACTGGGCTTACTCTTCGGAGTAAGCCTGGTTATGTCCCTCATCATCCTAGGTTGAATCCAATCCGCCATTAGGCGAAGGAGCTTCACATGGCTACGAGCAATACAATGGTTCTTACAACGGTTGGCTTTTCTGCCCTGTTCGTTTGGGGCATGGCAAAGCTCGGCA